TTTCGGGTTTTGCAAACCCCGCATCTGAACCGACCTCAATATCAATATTCGCAATAACAATATTTGACATGTTATAGTCAATAACATTTTCAAATTCATCAGATATGAATGCGTAATGAAACTTAGTGTTTCCGTAGTAGTTAAAGTTTTCTACGTTTTCGTAAGTTCTAACAAAATCTCTAGCTTCACTAATAGAAGAAAATGTTATTTTGTCTACTGGCTGACCAAATATGGTTTTCCACTTTGAGTTTTGCGTTGAATTAACAAATAAAGACGGCTTGTATGGCACTCGTCTAAGAACTCTTTCGTTGTCTTCAATGCCACGATAAAGAATGTTGTCTCTGACTAGAAAAAAATTTGTATATTGCTTGTTCATATTGCAAGATCATAGCATAGTCAACTAATTACGTCAACTGATATATTATGCAATGAGCTATTCGATTTTATCAAATACGTGCTATTTACCGCAGTCAACTAATTGCATCAACTGTTATACTATGCAAGGGTCTTTGGTATTATGATACCACTTCCGAATAAGGAATTATATTTGTTTAGTAGTTCTACTATTGGCTCATATGAGCAGACCATTGAAGACTTTCTTATAGTGAATTTTTTGCTGTCTGCAAGAGGTGCAAACGGAGACAAATATATCGTAGTAGATTCGGGGTTATTTTGAGAGGGAGCTTGATGAACAACCACGACATTTTCAATTACAATAGTATCATCACACTCTGAAATTTTACCGCCCAATAACTCTTCACCTGTAATAAGCCTAATCACCAAAGCACTCATAATTTACCTCAAAAATAATTCTTTTTCTGCTGTGCGCCGTCTAGTTAACCCAGGTAAAACTTTACCTTTTGCTTTATTCCATCTAGAAAATTCTTCAGCGGCACCCAAAAAATCTTTTGCATTTATCTTTTTTAGTAGAGTGGACTTTTTAAAATTTTCAGCGCCCAAATTATAAACAAAAGATACTAAAGCATCAAACTGAGTTTGAGTTAATTCAACTTTAACTAAAAAATTTATAGAATCCTCAAATCGTTTAAGGTCTTGTTCTAATAAAACATTAGCCTCGTCTACAGTAACTTTATGGCCGCTATTCACTGGATTTCCATTAATTTTGGTTGTACCAAATCCTATTGTTAGAACTCCAGCGGGACACAAATATGGGAAAGCACTAAAGCCTTCGTACATTTTTATTAAGTTTTTTCCATCTTTTCCGGTTTTCATATAACAGTATTTATAACGCCTCTTTATTTACCACTATGGTATGATATTTGCCCAAATTTAATAAGTTAAAACTAAACGCCGAATTTACTGGATTATAAGACTCGTCACATATTGATGCATTACAAAAATTTACATTCGGCAGCGCATCGCTAATATAATGCCCATTTCCATCGTGTATGTGACCGAACACATGTAAAAATAGGTCTTTCAATTCACGCACTTTATTTAGTAAGTCAATACAACCCACATGATTATTATTAACCATGTCACCTATTCCAAAAGGAGGCCCATGTGTTATTAAAACTTGAGTGTCTGCTGGTATATTATTCCAGACCGCTTGTATTTTTTCGCCTCGGTCTAAATTAAATGCCCAATTAAAAAATGTTGGCTGCCACGGAGATCCGTAAAATTTAATTCCCTCAAAAATAAATTCAGAGTCTTCTAAATACTCAACCTTATCATTAAATGTAGATTTCAACACTTCGATGGCTAAAGTTTTTTGCTTCATTAAGCACCAGTCGTGATTTCCCGCAATTAGAAATGCTTTTTTAAATGCGCTTTCATACTTTTTTAGCCACTTTACAAAATTTTCAAATTGCCAGATTTCTCCGCTAGAGCATACATCTCCAGATATTATTAATACATCGCATTCGGGTATAGTTAATCTATTCTGTTTGCAGTGTGTATCTGAGATGCAAAGTATTTTCATGATTGAGTTCCGGTTGAGCCGAATCCACCAACTCGATTTGACTTTTGTGTTGGTTCAATGTCAGTTTCAATAAGAGTTGCTCTACTATCGACAACAAGTTCAGCCTGACATATTCTAGTTCCGTGTGTGAGTATTTGGTCAAAAGAACTGATGTTATGAATTGGAACAAAAACCTCATCAAAGTAATCTTCGTCAATAACGCCCTCACAATTAACTAGTGTGAGTCCATTCTTAATTGAAATTCCACTTCTGGGGTGAAGTCTTATAGAACAATTTATTGGAATTCTAAATTTTAAACCAGTTGGCACCAGCACCCTAGCCATTGAAGGAATTGTAAGTCTACCGTTTTCTATAAACAACTCTGAAACATCCTCAAATCTTTTATCTCCAAACTGTTTTGGCACAAACGCTTTTATTAGAGAGTCTGAGGTCAAGCAAGCCGATAGATCAAAACAAGCTGAGTATGTTGTTGCATACTTAGGAATAATCGCCTCTGGCTTAGACTTAAAAATGTATAATGTATTCATAATATAATCACTTAACTATTTTTTATTTCTACTATTGCCAATATTATATTTTGCTTCTAACTTCCAGTTAACTTTATCTTTAAACGGAACTATTTGTATAGAAGATATTGGGCAAATAGGAGACTCGCACTTATGCTTATCAACAATCGATATTAATTTCCATTCACTTAGAACATTAACTATTGTATTTCTTCTAGCTATATCATCTTGAGTAAAATCTGTTGGTTTTCCGTCTAACTTAAACAGCTCTTTGAAATGAACTATGAAATATCTACTCTCTTTAGTATCTTTATCACGTTTATGTAGAATGTGGCAAGATTGAAATAGAATTCTTTCTCTTTTAGATGATACGCCTATTCTAGTTAATGTTTCTTTAACTTTCAAAAAATCTTCTGGCGTAGCCAATTTAATTTCTACCAATGAATCAATAGCGCTCATATATTACATAACTCTATTTTCGCCCCCCAAAAACATTAAATAAAAATGTAAGTATATTACTTTTTGGTTTGGGCAACACAATCTTATTGATGTCTTTTAAAATAGAAATACAATCTTTTATATTTTGATTGTTATCTTCTATTAAAATTTCTATTTGCTTAAGAGTTCTTATCAACTCTTTAGCATATTCGTTATATTTATCTTCCATTTTTACCACCTTTATTGAGTTTACTCTTCATATACTCAATATCACTCTCGGAAAACAATCTTAAAAGCTCTTTGGCTTTTTTATCACTACAGCCATGATATTCAGCGATGACATCTATTAAGTCTTGCTTGGTATGTTTTATGTATTTAAAAAACCGCTTATTCTTCTTAATTGCATGAAAGTAGTAATCATATTGCATGTCTTTAGGAAGATGCGCATTGCAATTCATCTCTTGAGCATACATTATAGTGTCTATACTCATAGACAACCACCGATTTACCATGTATGGATTATATTGAGATATGGCATCTTCGTTAATAGTGCCGGTTTTTGTATATGATATATCATTTAGTATATCAAATATTTTTAGGTCAGAATCTTTTGACACTACTTAAACTCCGAGGTTAAGCCCAATTCTATTAAACATGCCATTAGATTTATTTCAGTATCAGCGACTAAAGTATTCATATACTTTGCGATAATAAGAATTGCATTTGGTATTGAAGATGGAGTCAAATTATCTTTTAAATTATCATATAACTTTCTATATATAGTGGTGGGATCATTTTCTAAATTTTCAACCACCCACTCTCTAACCTCTTGAAACTTCTTATCTTTCATGCTTCGATACAATTTGGTTATATTTACATCGCCAGCAAAAGATAATATACCCTCGTCTATTTTGCCATACTGTTGACTGAATGCCTGAAGTTCGTTTAATAGTCGCCTAAAGTCTGGAAAAAATTTAACTACAATAGAAGCAAGAGCCTTTCCGTCATACTCAACGCCCTCGGCCTGAAGTATAGCAACAACTCTCTTATAGCACTGAGCTATCAGCTCTTGCTTCTCATCTTTAGGTATTCTAAACTCTTTTATTGAACACCTAGATTGAAGTGGCTCAATAATTTTATTTTTAAAATTGCAAGTGAGAATAAATGAGCAGTTTGCGGAGAATTCTTCCATAACACCACGAAGTGCTGGCTGAAAGCTCTGTGGATTTAAGTAGTCGGCCTCATCTAGTATAATTACCTTTCTTTTACCATTAAAAGAAAGGCCAGAGGCAAACTGCTTAACCGTAGTTCTCAGGGTATCAATGTTTCTATCGTCAGATGCATTGATTACGATATTTGAATATTCAAGCTCTTCACATAAGGCTTTTGCTACCGTGGTTTTACCTATACCCGCACTACCGCATAGCAGCATGTGTGGTAACTTTCCACCATTTACTATACCCAAAAAGGTGTCTTTTAAATTTTTGGGCAAAATGCACTCATCAACCTTACGTGGACGATACTTTTCCATCCAGACAATATGTTTTCTATTTTCACTAATTTGCATAATATAATTAATAAGATAAGCACTGTTAAGATTAATTCTACTGCGTTTTTGATGCCAAATCAAGCTCTTTTATAGCAACTTCAGTCAACTCTGCAATATGTTTGATATCAGTGTCATCTAGATTTTTTTCTGAATGTTTTTGAAGTAGAGATGCAAATATGACAGATTTTGACAATAGGTATATGTTATATTTTACCATATGACCTAGAACAAAATAGTCTTTATTTTTTTCACTATTTTTGAATATGGTCGCCAGCAATTTCTTCAACATTAGTTTTACTTTCCATTAATTCAATAAACTTTTTCCACTCTTTTATTTTAGAGTTTAGTTTTATCTTTTTATAAGAACTTTTAGCATTAACGAGCTGAGACTCTAATGCGTCAACAGCTCGTTTTGCATATGATATTGGGTCTTTTAATAATTCGATAGACATATTATGCTTCCATTACGACCCAATATTGAACACCCGTGTTCTTGCCGATAAAATGTGCTACCGATGGTGAAAGTTCAACATCATATGTGTCTGAGATTATTTTCAGATTTTCAAACAGCATATTAAATGTCTGATCAAATTCTCCTCTAGTCTTGCTAGATAAAGTTACCGTGTACTTGTTCTGAGTAGACTTTGATGCCAAATCACGAACTACAATCTTAATTGAATCTTGACTGCCAATAAAACTAATGTGAGTTAGAGATAGTAAAGATGCACTGAGGCGTATCGACTTAAGATCTGATTCAGTTACGGTAAACCTATGCACTATTGAATCTTCATGAAATACTGTAGGAATCTTATTTCTAGTTGGCATAGCATCTTGAACATTAGTTGGGTCTGAATAAAAATAATCTAATGTTGAACTTGATGCCTCATTTGAAAATACAACCTTATCATCTTCAAAAATAAGAGATGAGTTCTGTTGTGCGCTATTGACCGCTAAAAATTCTCCGAGGTTGTATATTGCAAAATCTTTCTCAAACGGAACATCTAGCTCGGCATCTGCAACAATTCTAAGTTGAGGATCAACAGTAACTAATGATGAGTGCTTTCTAATAAAAATTGAGTTGTTGATTTCAGAAAAATTCTTTAGTATTTTTAGTGTGGTATCAGATAGTTTCATTGTATTCTCCATAATAAAATGTGCGTCCCCAATATTGGGGACGCAAGCGTGTTCTTATTTATACATACCAATAGGTATCTGTAGTAAGATTCTTTGGTAGAGAAGTAGAAACCAAAGTATATGCGGTAACTGAGCGACCACGATTTGCCCCTCCACGAACTACATACTTTTGCGTAGAAATGTCAAATCCAGCCTCTCGGAGATCATAAATTCTAGCAGCAAGCCTACGAATTCCATATCTCGACTTTGCCTCGGCCTTAGTTATGTGCTTTCCGGTTCTAAGCCTACGAAACAACTTTTGATTTTGACTCAACTTATTCATCATTAACACCTTAATTTTATACATTATTAAAAGATAGCATAAAAGAATTTTCATGCTATCTCAGCTATACTACTTTTACTACTTATTGTCAATACGCTACTTTAGAATTTCATACAAAGATGATTCTGTTGACGAATTGGCACTTTCATTTACGTTATTAGGCAACTCAGAATCAACAAAAACTTTTTTGTATTCATCAATGGCATCGTAAAAATCCATAAATGATGTTTTTGTATATGAATCAAACCTAGATATACAAAGTTCTATGGCTTGTCGTCTAATACCATAAATTCTATTTTTATGCTCTGCCGGAGATTCAGCGTCATCGGTTGACGGATGACCCAATATAGCATAGGCATTGGCTATGTGAACTAAACGCCTAGTGCTTATTAAGTCATTTATTCCTCCGCTTTCATACGTTTTTCTTGTACCATTTGCCCAAGATACAAGTTTCATTATAAAATCTGAAGTGTGTTCGCCTCCAAGACTGTTGTTTGTAAATACATTTGCCAATATATTTCTCTCAATGCCTTCTGTCGGATAACCCTGCTCTATAGTTGCACAAAATCTCTCAAGAAATGCCTCATTAAGAATGTTTGTGCCAATGAATTTGCCACTTTCAGAGCCTTGACCTTTGGTGTTAGCAGTTGCGATTATATTGAATCCTGAATTGGGCTCAACAAATTGATTAATCTTCTTCAAGAAGATTCCCTTGCCCTCAAGAACTGGCTGTAAGCAAAGAAGTTTATTACTACCCAAGTCAACCTCATCTAATAGAAGAACGCTACCAGTCTTCATAGCTCTAATAACTGGACCATCAAACCACTTAGTGCAGTCATTAACTAATCTAAAGCCACCAAGAAGATCATCCTCATCGGTCTCTATTGTAATATTGACTCGATATAAAGACCGATTATTTCTGGCGCAAGCCTGTTCTACTGAAAATGTTTTGCCATTACCGGACAAACCTGTTATGAATATAGGATAAAACTTTTTTGATTTGATTATTGAAGATAGTAAATTGAAATCGCCATATTTGACAAAATTTTCGTCTACTTTTGGTATCAAATTAGACTGCTCTTCAGGCTTTGCCATATTCATTTCAGCTACACTAGATGTAGGGCCAGTTGAATTTTTTGCGAGGCTATATTGTCCGTGTGATACTTTATATCTAGGATCAGAGATAAACCAACCAACATTACTATAGCCATTTTGAACATTAAATTCATTAAGTTCACATCTTTTAAATGTGGCGTTTGAAAATCTTTTAGCTAACTCTTGTAGATACTGCTCACGGTTATTATTAGTATTCATTTATATCACCCAATGCATAATGTTTAACAACTTATAATGAAAGCATATCACAAAAAAATTATTATTGCAATATATTTTTTATACTATTCACTATAATTTGTTATGAGGCGCATTCCAAAATTATTTGGTTCGGCGGGCAATAACACAGTTGGTTTCAATTTAAGTTTATTCTTTTTAAATGGTCTATAATCTACGTAATGATGCCAGCGATCATATCGCCATACCACCTTGCACACATCTGGATATATATCTGCCAACATTTTAGATTTGGCTAATGTACCAACACTATTGTACCTATGACCCTCAGTATCTACTCTGGTGTCAGACTTTATAGCTTCTCCAGTCTGTGGATTAATTCCAACTTCATAATGATAAAACTCGTCGGTGCAGCCACCTTTAACCGTTTGTGTTGCACACTTGCCCTGCATAAATGCATTAAATTGAATTGTGCAGTCGCCATCACTTAGAACATCTAAACTCAATATAGTATCTTCATTGTACCTGCCACGCCATCTATGCTTGCAGTCATTTCGTATCAGCAGACATGAGTATATGCGAGTATTCATGAAGAATGGCGGATAAGGTAGATTTGGATTCAAAAAGAATCTGTACTGCAAGCCCGATACCGGCACATTCTCATATCTTTCTACGAATTCTTCACATATATAAAATATTACCCCGCTTTCGACTCGTATTCTCTGATTTTCATGCAAGCGATAAAAATCAGCTATATTATCATCCATAACCCAATGATATGTTGCGCCAATTGAGATTGAGTGGTCCCACGCAAAATTTCTAGCTCTGCCAGGACCATCTCCATGATTTGAGAATGGCGCAACAATTAATGATGCATATGGTGCAAGTTTAAATTTTTCAATGGCTTTTTGATATGGATCATAATCTTGAGGCTCAACTACAATAGAATGAGGCACTTTCATGCGACTCAAACTTCGTGAAGTGATCATACTATTTGATCTGCCTTTAGATACAATATATACCGGATGTTTAGGATTTGTCATATCAATACTAAATTATAAAGAACCGAAGTTTGCAAAACTTAACTTACTGCCGGTAGCTCGTTTCCAGTCAATTTTACAATTTGGACTATTTCTATATCCTTGAACGATAGTACCATCATTATTGTATCTAATCTTAAAAACTCCAGGAAACAGACTTTCTATGAATTTAAAATCTTCAACAGACTGTTGCATTGACTGATCGTCCCAGCAAAATGATGATATTTTTTTCTCAACGCTTATGTTTCTATCTAACACATATTCTTCAGTAACTCGGTTTTTTAAACCAAAACCAAGAACATAAAGAGTAAATACAACATCTTCGGCAACACTAGTCTCGCCCAATTTCATTTGGTTTAAAAAAGGATAAATATCATTTCCGTTTATAAAGAATATTCCAAAAGACACGGCTGATGACTCTTTATATAGCCTCTTGCCAGGAGGAAAGTTTGACATTGCACAACTGCACAAAGACACATCATCTAACCACTTATCAAACATAGAAAACATATCAAAAAAGTCTTCGTGAGTTAAAACTCTTTTTGACTTTTCCATGTTTGATGTGTGCTGATATGCAGAGAAATATTTTGAATTTCGTCTGGCAATAACAAGATCATCATCTAGCATTGCATATTTTATTTTTCCGGCAGAATTATATATAAATTCTCGTGTTTTTGCAAGATACTTAGTTTTTCTTTCTTTTGTGTTGGGTAAAATCAAATATTCACAATCATATTGATATTGAGGTCTTTCCCATTCTTGAACTACAAATACTACCCTCTTCTTCAACTCTTCAGGAAGAGAGTTATATGTAATTTGATTGTTAACTCGATTAACTGTAGGTATGTAAATTTTTTCTATCATGTCATAATATCCTGAAATGAAGTTGGAATAACATCATATATTCCATTTGACAGCATGTATTTTCTCTTATCAAAATTTATTTTTCTCAACGGACCGCCTAGATGATCTATATATAAACCCTTTCTATACCACGCCCCCCACTTCTCATCAAGCTCATTATATTTTCCGTCAAAATGCTCAACTATTAGTTTGTTCATCATGGTTTGATCATGCTCATGATTATCAAACTTATAGAGATAGCTTCTCCAAGAATCTCTGGTTTTATCAAGAAACTCTTTGCTTATCAACATTACTCCGGCACAAAATGGCCTATAATCACTAGAGGCGTCTAATAGCTTTATGTCATCGCTTCGCCTCTGCTGTATTTTTACGTCTAATTTATCCCAACGATTATTTCTAACTGCACTTAAATGATGTCCTTTAAATAATGAGAATATATCAGGACAAGTTGGAAAAATTATGGCATCCATGTCAAGATATAAAATTTGATCGTAGTTTAACTCATACATTTTAAATCTTTGAAATGTAGGATGCTTATCAGGAAGATAATTGCAATCAGTTATTTGCAGATAGTCTGCGTTCCATTTGTTTGCAAATCGTTTAGCTTGAAGTTCGCTAATGTAATACAAATCATCGATGACCTTAAAAGACCTACCAACCGAAAATTTCTGCGTTGATTTCAGTTTAACATTGGTTTGTAATATTAAGCGACTCATTCACCCTCTACCCATCTAAGAAGATAGTTAAAGGTCTTCTCAACCTGTGGATGCCATATAACTTTCGTTTTTTCTGTAAGAGGCTGGTCTATTAACTTGGCAAAGTTATCGTAATCTTCTTTAGTCTTAAAGTTTATCTGCAAAGTTTTATATGGTTTTTGAAGTGGTTGATCGTATTCGGGCATACCTTTCCAATGCTTTTGCCACTCAAAATCTTCTTCTTCTAATTTTAACTTTTGCTTTTCTTCATCATCAAACTGCATCAAATCGGCTAGAGATTTTGATTTTGATTTTACAGTTTTAACTCCGAGCAAAGACTCATACTCTACTTCTACATTTTCTTGTTTTTTACTCATAGACACTCACCATTATGCTATCTGTTCAATAAACTTATTTAGGAACATTTTATTCTTAATGCTAGTTGTCATTTGCTTATCGAAAGATTTTACTATTTTTTTAATATTTTGTTTGACTTTTTTATGGTCTGTATAATCAAAATCATCTGTGGCATCAATGATTGGTTGCTCAAAGCCAGAATCTAAAGATAGACAATTTGACTTTATAAAATAAAAAGAATCATATCCTAAGTGATTTGATATTTGATAAAAGTTATTTGATTTGTAAGATTTGACCACAGAATCTATATTAATATTTTTTGGCAGCAAATATGATTTTGTGTCTATGGGCTTACTTAGTAAGTAAAATGATATGATATTTGCGCCCGTCTCATCTTTAACAATTTTAAATAAATTTTGCGTAGTATCATACATTCTACCATCATGAGAATTCTTAATGACATATTCTTTATTAGTAACGTCACTTTTTATCACAATTTTCACATTTGATAAGAGCCCTATATTTTCACGAGCCGAATCGGCTAATATTCCGTGAGTATCATCACCATCAGTTAAATATACGGCATTTACAATGTCTAAATTATATTCTCTTTTAAATTTCATTATGACATTCTTAGAATATAATACACAAGGCAATAGAGGCGTAGCGTTTAAACTTTCTTCAATTGGTGCTCCGTGATAAAAAATATCTTGATAAGATTGAGCTAAATTTAAAATATTTGAAAATGCGCTTTCATATTCAGCATTGGTCATCTTGCTGCTTAGATAATGTCTAAGTTTGAAATCATTTTTAATTTTTAGTTCTCCTGAACAACTATGATAGCACTCATCTTTAAGCTGCGAAGCGTAGTCGGAAAACCCATATACATCAAAAGGTATGTTTATTTTTTTACAAAACATACACAACACCAAAATTTGCTCTAAGCATGATGATATTGTCTCTTTCATACTTCCGCTCATATCAAAGAACATAACCATTCCGTGAGATTTTCCATTTGGAGTGGTGGTTATTTTCTTAAAAATATTATCATTATATCGGTAAGAGTGAATTTTATTCATATCAAGTTGACCAGTTTTATCCACTTTAGTTCTACAGTAGAGACTGGCTTTCTTTTTCATTTCAAAAATATTTGACATTGAATTAACACTCATTGAAACTGAGTGTTTAAATTTATTAACTTTATCTTGGCCTGCACACTTAAAATTTTGTCTCTTATAATACTGCGACAGGTTTTGATGAATGTACTTATAATTAACTATAATATCATCTAAAGCTATTTTTGGAATTTTAAGATTATAATAAGATTTGCAACTATCAATTAGAGTATTTGATATGTTAGACTCAAAACTTGTCTGAGTTTCAGAATTGAGTTGATTGTTAGTTGGTCCGTCACCATTAAGTTGTTCCCCCAATTCATCCTGAACATTTTCATTTTGCGTCTGAGCGCTTTTAGAACTTTGAGGAAATTCTTCTGCGTTTTGCTCAGACTGCTCAGTTTTCTCAGTTTGAAAATCTTCATAGTTAGAAGGTTCTGAACTGGGTTCTTCAAGACCGGTTGTCTGCACTTTAGTTTGTTGTGTATCTTCAGATTTAGGTTCTTGCTCAGACATATAGTCATACAACTGCTTAGATACAGAAACAACATCAGAAAAAGTTTTACAATTATCTATTTTTTCTATCCATTGGCATTCGTCAAGTGAAAAAGGAATAGTATAATAACCAAATCCACCAACTTTAAAATGTATATTCAATCTGTCTAACAAGTTATATGAGTCGGCAGTTCTGTCTTTAGTGCCAAAGAAATTTTTATTAAAGAGTTGCATATAGCCCCTCTTAAACTGATACTTAATTCCTGGATATTTTTGCTGTATTAATTTTTCAATTCTAGCATCTTCGATAACATTAATTATCTGCTTCAAATGTGGCAATTCTTGTAAAATATTAAGAAGCTCAGACTTGGTTGTATATAGTGCATGACCAACTTCATGAGATATCAGCAATGTATATACAGACTTGTCTGTATCTTTCCAAATGGGCAAAACTAAAACTCTATTATTAACATCAAATGATGCCGTCTTAGCCGTAGTCGAATGATTAACGCTAATGTTCTCATTAGCCATCAACTTTGCAACCACTTCTCGGCAAAAATCGTCATTATTCATAATATTAACCCTAATAGTTTAAGTTATGATAAGAGCATATCACACCAAACTTAGTTAGTCAATATTATTTTATTTTGCCGCTTTTACCTTATTTGGTTTTGCTCGTGCAACATCAGGTGGCGATTGAGGATTACTTATTACATTTACATTAAATGATACATCTATAACTGGTATGCCAATATGATCTGCTAAACCGTGTAAAATTGCGCTTTCTGGTTCAAGATATATGTTGGCGTGTTTTCGCTCGCCCATTAATTTTTGAAAATAGTCTTTTTTCTTGTTGCAGCTCTGATTTAATATACTATACATTTTATTGTTCACACGGTCAGCTTCAAATACATCAGCCTTTAGCTCTTCAATTTTTCCAAACGACATAGATGCCGCATCATGTATCATTACCGTAGAGTATGGACCAACAAACCTAAACCCTGGCGATCCGCAAGCTAATAGAACGCCGCCGCAACTCATGGCTTTACCCAAAGCAATAGTTGACACGGGTTTAGTTGCTGTAGATATTATATCTAAAACAGCAAATAGCGAGTATACTTCGCCACCATAACTGTCTATGAATATTGGTATTATTGGTATATTGCTATGATTTAAATCATCAAAGTCGGCCCTAAATTCTTTCACTGCCTGCTCATTAAAAGAATTTATTATTATAGAACTTTTTTTATCATCGGCCATATTTATCCTATGATGCTGTGCTAAAGTTTTTAGTTTTAGTGAATTGTATTACACCATTAAATTTATCTGATATTGTTTCTTTATGTGAAATGACAAATATATTAGTATTCTTAAACACATCTGAGGTCAGAAGTTGTAAAACGTTTTCGGTTGCCGCATTATCAAGATAGCTATCTAAAACTTCATCCATTATTAGTAAATTGGTGTTTATGCTATTCTTTAATTTAGCTATGGTTCTCCAGGTTAGAAGTAGAGCCAAATCAATTCTCTGCTTTTCACCCTCTGAAAAATTTTCGTATGAAAATATGTCTCTTCCACGAGACTTTATACATTCATTAAACTCTTCGTCCATATTGAATGATACAAAAAAATTCATTGAGTTTAGGTACAAGTTTGTGTGTTTGTTTATCAGGGGCAAATATTGTTTTATTATTTTAGCCTTAACACCATCATCTTTGAGTAATGATATTGCGGTTTCAGACAAATCTTTATCGTATAGAAGTGCTTGTTTTTCAGACTCTAAAGCCACTATTGCACCTTCAATGTCTCGCAGAGCATTTACATATTTCTGTTGGTCATCTTTAGTATTCTTTAACTTCTCATTTTCAGAAATGATTCTAGAGATGAATTGCACTATTGCATGTATTGTATTTTCATTTTTAGAAATTCTATGTTCTATATCAAATTTAGAGTTCTCTAAGTCTCTAATGGCTTGAAGCTGCTGATTAAACTTTTTTAGATTATCTTGAGAGCTTATAGCAGCATCTTCAAACTCTTTAATTTTCTTAGTTAGTGAATCAACCTCTTTACATTTTATATCATCTGAAATCTGCTGCTTACACGTTGAACAGGTCTGATTCTTTTCATAGAAAGAAATTTCCGTCTTGCACTTCAATATGCTGTCAGACAGCCGGTCGCCGATTCTTTTTAGCTTATCTATATTTTTTATAAGCTCATTTTTCTTAGCTTCATCTATACCTAGAGCTTCAATATCAGACAAAAGTTTTAAGTTTTCGACTTTCAACTCGTCTATCTGTGCATTATTTTTTAAAATAGTATCTTCGTTATCTTTAACTTTATCGCTTTTCATCTTGGCGATATCTTTTAAGTGCTCTTCTTGTATTTGTTTCTTACTGTGCTCAAATGCTATTTTTCGTTCTAGGTCTTGCAAATTAGATTTTGCTGTAGTTAGTTCTTGCTTTAATACAAGATTCATTACAGAAAATATTTCTATGTCTAAAAGACTTTCAATAATGATTCGCCTATCGTTTGGCTTTAGTTGCATAAACGGCACAAAGTTACTTGCACCCAAAACAACTATTTGAGAAAAGGTCTTAAAATTAAACTTCAATATCGATTTTTCTAAAACTTCTTGATAATCTTTAGTATGTGAGTCTTGATTAACTAGAGTGCCATCTACATATATTTCAAATACATTTGGCTTTATGCCACGCCTAACAAGATACTTTTTAGAGCCTATAATAAACTCAATCTCAACCAAACACTCTTTTTGATTTATAGAGTTAACTAGTTGATTTTTATTGATATTTCTAAACGGCTTATTATACAGTGCAAATGAAATTGCATCTAATAATGTACTTTTGCCACTACCAGATTTGCCAACTAGAATTGTGCTTCTAACTTCATTTAATGATATCTCGGTGAATGTGTTTCCGGTAGATAAGAAGTTTTTCCATTTCACCTTAGTAAAGACTATCATTATGATTTACTTTGAATGTGTTCGTTATGATTTAGGGCTTCTATATATGCAACTCTAAGTTTATCTTTTAAGTCATTTCTATACTTCTCAACTCTACTTATATCATTAGATTCAGACGTTGGCAAATTAATTAAATCGGCACATTCATTTAAGATAGATAGTGTATCTTTAGTTTGGTCAACCTCTAATGAATTTAATTGAGCACCATCTATATAAGATTCTATTAAAGACAGGTCTGCCGGATTACATGCCTGAATTGCCTCTAATACCTTCTCAAACAAATACGGGTCAGTTTTATGTTCAACTATTAATTTAACGAATTTATTTGTTAAATTTGAGAAATCTTGAGAAAGTGCATGTTGTGTATAGTTAACATCTGAGTCATTGTAATATAACTTATAGAACATCTCTAAATTATTTTGTATAAAGGTCATATCGAGAGTTTCTGTGTCTAGTATATGAAACCCTCTTGGACAATTATAATCTCCCCACATCATAGGGTATGGTGCACCCAAATAATGTATGCCACCCCTAGAGCTTTTTTGGTGGTAGTGTCCAGATAAAGTCATGTAGAACTTATCGAAGGTTGATGCGCTCATGCCACCTTCAGATAATCTTCCGGCATACATTTCAAATCCACCAATCTCTAAGTGGCCCATGCAAACTTTTGCATCTGTGCTTTCTATCATAGAAAGAGAATGAGCTTCGTTTTCATCACATATCCAGGGTAAATATAAAATTTTTAGCTTGTCTACTAAAACTTCTGCCGCATTCTCGTATATGTGAAACTTGTTATAGCCAGACAACAGTTCTACGACACTATTAACAGAGTTTGTTTCTTTGTAGTATGTATCGTGATTTCCTATAAGTATGTCAACTCTATCGCAAATATCATTCAACTTTGAGAATACTCTAGTGCGCCATGAACTGAGTGTACTGAAATTGACATACTTTCGCCTATCAAAAGTATCGCCCAAGTGTATAACTGTTTTTATATTGTTATCTATCAAGTATGGAAATAACTGAGTCTCATAGAATGAGATAAAATACTCATTTAGAAACTTATTGTCGTTTCCTGAGCCGCAGTGAGTATCTGTTACAATGGCGATTTTCATTATTTTTTGTTTTATAACTCTTCAATTTTTCTTCGCAAAATGGTTCTAATTGCATCGCCCCTAGATACAAATTCTCCTTTCTTGACCGATTTATCTAGCAATTCCATAACATCATCATCAAGATCAAGCTCAACACTTACAGTGTCATTAGAGATCTTCTCGTAGGTGTGGCCATTCAAAGTGATATAATCTGGTGCATATGTTTTTTTAATTTTGGTCTTGCTCTTCGCCATCACATTCCTCCATTATTCGCCTAAATATTTCTTCAAAATTATGTTTTCTACTAACTTTAGCGTATTTCTTAATTCTTTCTTTTTTATCTTCTTGTGCCGCCTCAAACTTTATAATGAAATCGTGCATATTAGAGTCTGAATACTCTGAACCATATTTTGTAACATTTAAATTTTCAACATCGTGAAAATCATGAACAATTCTTTGATTTATTAACTTATACTTAGTATATAACTGAGTCTTTTCTCTTTGTATTCTTCTCACAAAAGCATTATGTATTATTTGAGTGAAGTATGCAAATGGATTTGAACTTTTACTAGGATCAAAGTTGTTTATGTACCTTAAAGAATTTTCAATGCCATCGGCTATCATCTCTTCTTTAAAAGGATAATTTATAAAATTTGGTCTATTAGCCAATTTAGTAGCTATACTTTGAATACACTCACCAATAT